GTTCATCTTGGTCAGCCCAATACTTGTCGAGTTCTGCATCGGTTAATCTACCGAACCCACGCCAGTTGTTTGTATAGACCTGTCTAAACGGCTCGAAGTTCTGATGCTCCACAATCTTGCCGTTCTTAACCTTGAAGTATTCACCCTCGGCTGCGGTGTATTCCCAATCAAGGTCTGAGTCGAGCATGATTGCTGCGTTCTCGATTGTCTCTTGAGTTGAGCCGTAAACAAGGGAACCTGATTTGGTTTGCCCAATCCATAGGGGTGAGGAGTTAACACGAGCAAGATGCAGTGTGTTGCCCTTGCCCTGCTCAATCCAAGCCAGTGCAGCAGTGCCTTGAACACGAGCCAACACCTCGGTGATAGGCGCTGCGGTAAAGGCAATTAGTGCAGCCACTGCCTCGCTGTCTACCTGTCCATGGCGCTTGACCTTAAGTTGTTTAAACAATTGGTCATCGTTGCTGATGTGTCCGTTGTGAGTGAGCACGATTTTGCCACGAGGAATTGGGTGGTTGTTGTCGCTCACCTTTGGTGAACCTTGAGTTGCCCAACGAGTGTGCAAGATAGCAGTCTGTGCGTTTAAACATAAGCGCCTGCCTGCATCTGTTGCGATGAACTTAGTTGCTGATAGCGGTGCCTTTGTGATTACCCGATTGCCTGAGGCTGGGTTAATCCAAGCAACACCTGTTGCATCTTGCCCACGATGCTCGATGTCCATGAGCATTTGTGCTGCAAGGTCTGTTTGATTCTGATTGTGCTTTGGGTTGAGGCAGAAGCCTGCGATTCCACACATAATTTATTTCTCCAGTCTGCTAGTTGTTATGAGTTAAGTGTAACACATGGGCTGATAACTTTTACCAGCCTGTTTAAACGGTCGGCTGCCAATAGGTAATCGGCATCCTCTTTGTTGTAAATACTATTGAACTTACGACCCGATGGGTCGGTGCCTTCAATGATATATAACATTTTGTTATACCAACTTTGAATATAGATAGAAGCCGACCGCAAGCAAGGCAAGCAGTAAGGCACGACCATCTATCCAAGTCAGCCACCAAGGTAATGCGTTATACATTTTCCAGTCTCCTTTGTTTAAACGGTAGAGAGATTTTCTCTATCCGTTCGTGCCTGCCGAGGGGATTGCACCCTCGCTCACCCACTAGGGGCAGGCTGCCTGCTGCTATCCGTTGAGGGATGCTGCTCGGTCTTTGAGATACTCGGCGGTCTTGAGGTCAAGGTCGCTTTGGATTACTAGCAGGCTGAGGAGGTTGGTGCACTGCTGCAATTTTGTGCCAGTGCCCAATGATTCAGGAGCCAGTAATTGAGTTGCACTGAGTTGTTTAAACGCATCAATGAACTTTGCCCACGCCACCGCTTTGGCTCCGTTGAGGGTGCCTTGGTGTAGTCGGATTTCGAGGGTGCCATGGCGACCGTATGCTTCGAGGTTAAACGATTGGTAGCGGTCGCCTCGTAGGTCGGAGATTTTGCCGTTGCGGATGCGCTCGGCGTTAGCCTCGGCATGTTCACGATTTACCGATTTGCAGTATGAGTTGTTTAAACGGCTTGGCGCAACGAGCACGCCGATTGCATCGTGAACTAGATTCCAGTTGAGATACCACTGGGCGATATTGTCCACGCTTAAATCTTGAGCGCCGATATGGACATGGAAGCCAGTTGTGCGGTCAACCTTGCCACCTGCTCCGAGAAGCAAGCGGGCAACGGTTGATGCCTCGTTTAAACGGATTGGGTCGAGGATTGGAGAGACAACCTCGGCTCCACGAACTGAGCCATCGTAAACTGATGTCCAGTTATCGTTGCGCTGATGTGCTGAGCGTGGCTCCTCGCAAGCGATTCCGCCACGATTGAGCGCTGCTGATGCTGCTGATGTCGAGATACCTGCGACCTCGAACTCTAAACCGAAGGTAGTCATTAGTTAGCCTCCACGAGTGAGATGTTGCATGCTGGGCAGATTGGAGCGCCAAGATTCACAAGCGTTGAGCGAGAGATTCGGGCGATGTAGTTGTCGTTTAAACACGCAACCTTGATGAGGCGAGTTGTCTGCTTGGCAGCAGCAGCGATTTCGATTTTGGCGTGAGGATATTCGCCAAGGGATTCGAGGATTGATTCTGCCCATGCTGGGAGGTCAGCCAAGGGTTGAGCAACGCTTGGTGCTGCTGAGCGCCAGTTGCCTGATTGAGCCACTCGGAGCAAGGGAATAATCGCCTTGGCTACCTCGGAGGCTTGGTCAACGGTTGGAGCCACGAAAATCTCAGCAGTGAAATCCTGAGATGCAGTTGGAGGCACGATTGCAGCAGTTGCAGCCTTGCGCCCAGTTTTAGGAGGGAAGCCACAAGAGAGACGGATTGCGCTCTCCTCCTCGCCTCCACCTTGGATTGATTGAGCGATTGGTCGGCGAGCAGCAGTTGCAAACGCTGCGAGCCATTGTTCACGATTTCTCATGATGTTGTTACCTTTCCAGTCGGTAGTGGATTGTTCCACTGGGATAAAGGTAAACGAGTTTAAACAAAATTACAAGCACCCCTAAAACCCTTGATTTTAACTGACTTTAGAGCAGTTTAAACGATTTGGATTTAAACGATTACCTCCGATTGGTCATGCGCTGGCAAGCGGTAAAAAATAAGTTACTGGCGAGTAATGCTCTAAAACCATTGATTTATACTGACTTTAGCGATGTTGAAATGTTGCGATGCTCTAAAGTGATATTAAACAACTGACTTTAGAGAGTTACTCACGAGTAACTTATTGGGCATTGTGGAGCCATTGCCACATGTTGAGATGCCCGTCTCACATAGTGAGATGCCCAAGCATGCAGCCAAGCCAAGCGCTGCGCTGCGTATGCTGGGTCGGGGCGAGATTGATACGAGCAACGAGTCAGCGCCAAGCCAGCAGATAGCACTGCTCAGCCCTAGTTTTGCCAGCAGCAGCAGCAAAAGCAGCAAGCAGTTTAAACAAAAGCATTGCTAAGCAAAATGTTTGACCCCAGGTTTTTAAATATATGTGTGTATGTGTGTATGTGTATCTACCCACATAACTTTGATAGCCCTGGGGTCTGCATGCTCTGACCTGCGGTTTTACCTGAAAGGTAAACCGTTACAAAATAGTTACAAATAAAATGTCCAATAAGTGTCCTTTGGACACCTAATAGTATATGTAGGGCAAAATAATGGTCGCCCTACGCTAAAGTTCATAGGCAGCCCAGAGGCTGCCCCCTAGTTATTGCCCTAACCTACGGCTTCCGCCTTAGGGCTACAGCCTACGGTTAGGAAAGGATAAACTGCAATGCTTCCATTAGGTCGCATTGCTACTACGCCTATGGAAAGAAAAAGAGTTACTGCTGCATCCCATAAGTCGGATGCCATAAAGAAGCAGATTATAGATTTTTTAATGCAAGGCTACTCGGTCCAACGAGCCATGGATGCCGTTGGGAGAAGTGTCAAGACTTACGAGTATTATCGTAAGACAGACCCTGACTTTGCTGCAGGTATAGACAAACTACGCTCTCTGACCGCCCGTGGAGAAGTAGGCGGTCCGACCGAAGAACTACCTCCATTTGAAATTTTTTCCGAAAAATACCTTGGGGTCCAAGTTTTTGAACATCAACGCCACTGGATTGATTTATTGGAATCTAGGACACCTACGGATGTTCACCCATCAATTATTTATGAGCCAGGGGATAAAGACCTACTCATCGTAAACACTCCCCCAGAGCACGCCAAGTCAACGACTATTACAGTCAACTATGCCGTGTATCGGATTTGCCAAAACCCTAACATCCGTATCATGGTTGTTTCTAAAACCCAGGCTATGGCGCAAAAGTTCCTGCTCTCCATTAAGAACAGACTCACCCATCCTCGTTATCAGGACTTACACCTCGCCTTTGGACCTCCAGGCGGATTTGAAAAGAACTCTGATTCGTGGAAGCAGGACTTAATTTACCTATCATCTGAGTCTCGTGACTCTGGTGAAAAAGACCCAACGGTTCAGGCTATTGGTATTCGTGGACATATCTACGGTGCCCGTGCCGACCTAATCATCATGGATGACTGTGTTGACCATACCAACGCCCATGAATATGAAAAACAGATTGACTGGATTCAATCAGAAGTTATGTCTCGTATTGATTACGATGGCGGTAAGTTACTGGTAGTAGGCACAAGATTACGCCCTAAGGATTTATATTCCGAACTCCGTGACCCCATGCGTTATCCAGACGAAACTTCTCCTTGGACTTATTTCGCTCAACCTGCGGTATTGGAGTTTGCCGATGAACCGAAGGATTGGGTTACCCTTTGGGCTAAAACCAATATGCCCCCAGTGTCTGGCAATGGTATACCAGATGCTAATGGTCTCTACGACAAGTGGACAGGTGAGGCGCTCACTAAGAAGCGCAGTCGGATGTCGCCCAATCTCTGGGCTATGGTTTATCAGCAACAGCATGTTCACGAAGATAGTGCTTTCCCACAAGAAGCAGTCAAGGGTGTTATTAACGGTTCTCGTAACATTGGTATCATCCCAAAGAACAAAGCAGGTAACCGACATAACGGTATGGATGGTCTCATTGTGGTTGCTGGGCTTGACCCCGCCATGGCTGGGTATACCGCTGCTGTGTGTATTGGCATTGATGTTTCTACCCAAAAGAGGTATTTGCTTGATGTGTCAAACCAACAGGGTATGAAACCTGATGACATTAGAAGTTTAATTAAAGACTGGACAGACAAGTATTCAATTTCTGAGTGGCGTGTTGAAAAAAATGCATTTCAAGCGATGTTAACTCAGGACCGTGAGGTGCGGGAATACCTACAAACAAGAGGTGCCACACTCAAAGAACACCATACTGGAAACAATAAATGGGATACAGACTTCGGTGTGGCATCTCTTACCACATTGTTTCATGGTTATGAAGAAGGTTTAAACCTTATTGAGTTTCCATCTACGCACCAATCCGAAGGTCTAAAGGCTTTAGTAGAGCAACTGGTTACTTGGTATCCAGAGGCTCCACGCAGCCAAAAGACTGACTGTGTTATGGCGTTCTGGTTTGCAGAACTAGCGGTAAGAGACAGAGTTGCTAATGCAAGTATGTTTGCTCGCACACATAATTCATACAATATGTTCCAAACAAGACATGACAGAAACCAACAAATGACCGTTAACTTAAATGATTACGCATATACACAATGATAGGAGGTGAACATGGCACTATCAGTTGAAGAAGTTAAGAACTATTATGACCGTTATCGCCGTATGTATGACGACCGTGACCAACGCATGAATCAAGTTCTTATGGTTCGACAAGGTAAGATGCGAGATGTTTACCCAGACCTTTTCCCAGATGGTCCTTTCGAGAACCCTATTGTTGCCAACATGGTTGATATTGCAGCCCGTGACTTATCAGAGGTTATTGCACCACTACCATCGTTTTCATGCACATCTACATCAATGGCATCAGAAACACAGCGCAAGAAGGCAGATAAGCGTGGAGAAATTGTTAACGGTATTGTTAACTTCTCTGACCTACAGACCCAGATGTTTAATGCTGCAGACCGCTATGTAACCTACGGATTCGTTCCAGCACAGGTTGAAATTGACATAGATGAGAACATGCCACGCATTAAGTTCTTTGATTCCCTAGGTTCTTACCCAGTTATTGACCGTTATGGTCGTGTAACTATGTTCTTCCAGCGCATGAATAAACCAACAGAAGAACTAATGGCTAAGTATCCAGAAGTAGCACACCTTATTTACGATAAGAACAACACTTCTACCATGTCTGAGATTGTTCGTTTCCACGATAAAGACCAAGATTTAATCTTCATGCCTAATAAAAACAACCTTGTGTTGGATAGAGCAACCAATATAATGGGTGAGTGCATGATTAGAGTTGTTCAACGACCATCAATTGACGACCAATCTCGTGGACAATTTGATGATGTTCTTGCTATTCAAGTTGCTAAAGCACGCTATGCGTTGCTTTCACTTGAAGCAGCAACTAAATCAGTGCAAGCGCCTATCGCTATGCCACTCGACAGTCAGGAGTTAGCCCTTGGACCAGATGCAATTATGCGTTCAAGCAAGCCTAATGAGATTCGCAGAGTCCCACTTGAACTACCTAATAATGTGTTCGCACAGTCACAGGTTCTTGAGAGCGAACTCCGTCTAGGCTCACGCTTCCCAGAAGCAAGAACTGGTAATTCAGATGCTTCTATTATTACAGGTCAAGGCGTTAAAGCACTTATGGGTGGTTTTGATACACAAATTAAGACTGCACATGCAATGTTTGCCCGTGCCTTTACCGAATTGTTAGCACTTGCTCTTAAAGTTGATGAAAAAATCTTTAAAGACGAAGAAAAACAACTACGAGGTGTATACAATGGAACACCTTACGATATTAAATACAAGCCAGCCCGTGATATTGCAGGTGATTACACCGTAGATATTCAATATGGCTTAATGGCAGGACTTGACCCTAACCGTGCATTAGTATTTGGACTACAAGCACGAGGTGACAAGTTGATTTCTCGTGATTTCCTACGCCGACAGATGCCTTTCTCCTTCAATGCAACTAATGAAGAACAAAAGGTAGAGACAGAAGAACTCCGTGATGCTATGAAACAAGCAATTGCTTCATACGCACAAGCAATACCAGCCCTTGCAAGTCAAGGACAAGACCCATCCGACATCCTACGCAAACTTTCGTATGTTATTACTGAACGCCAAAAGGGAACTTCTATTGAAGTTGCTATCCAAGAGGCGTTTCAACCGCAGAATCCCGCACCTGCTGCAGCCCCAGGCTCAGTAAGTCCCGAATCTATGGGCATGCCAAGTGAGAGCGCAGCAGGTGTTGGGCAACTTCCAATGGGCATGAGCGAGTCAGGGCGTATGCAAGGCATCGCTCCAGGACAAATCGCTCCAGGCGGTAGACCAGATGTTCAATCATTACTTGCATCTCTCGGTGCCCGTGGTGAACCTAATCTACAAGCAACAGTCGCACGGCGACTACCTATCTAACGGGAGGAGGGAAACCATGGCGAATACAAGCACAGCAAAGTATCCAAATAACCAACCTGGTAAGGCATCAAAACCTGCTAATCAGGGTAGTGCAGGAGACTCAAAGGGCGTTACACAGCAACCACGCTACGATGGTATGCCAAAGGCTTCTAAGCCTGGCGCATCCGTCACAATGTTTACAGCACAACCATCAGGAACACACGGCTCAAAGTAAGCCTTAAACCTGAGTAAGTTTAAAAACTGCTCACTAATTTTAAACACTGACCTTAAATGGAAAGGAGATGCACATGGCGGTAGAAAACCGTGGCGGATTTCGCCCAACTGCTTCACAGAATAACTATGCTGTTTCAGCAACTGGCGGTAGTGGAAATGCAGGCACCCAAGGCGCACAGGCTATGACTGGTGGCGAATATGGTGATAACCAAGCAATGATGGAATTACAAACATCAGCAGCAATGAACGCATCTCCTACTATGCCTTCATCTCCATCACAAGGTCGCCCACAAAGAGCACCAATAGGTCAACAATTAAGACCTTTAGATGCACCAACAGACCGCCCAGATGAACCATTAACTACTGGTATTAATATGGGAACTGAGGGCGCAGGTAGCGAAGTTATGTATTCTAATGAATCAACTTTAAATACAGAGGACCGTCAGCGCATGGTTGATGCGTTGCCAACACTTGCTATTCTTGCTGAATCCCCATCCGCATCTAACGCCTTTCGCAATTATGTTCGTTACTTGCGGAGTGTTCTTTAATGAGTTGGATAAAAAACATTGGTGATTGGGCAGAGAAGTCAGTAAAAGACTTTGGTAATGATATTGGCTGGGCTACAGCAATGTCTGACCTTGCCTCCGTTACCACTAATGACAAGAATTGGGCAGGCGATGCCTTCCAATTACTTGGAAATACATTTAAAGCAACTACTGCAGGTGCAACATATATACCTCGTAAAGTAGGCGGTGCTGTATTAGGTAAGGCAGTTCTTCCACTCTTTCAAGCATCTTATGAGGCTGGTGGTAAGGTTGTTCGTGAGCCTTTATCAGCGGCTATTACTGGTCTTGCTACAGGTGACTTCCAAGAAGCGTATAAACAACGCAGTGAAATTTCAGCAGGACAAGCAATTGCTTATATGCAATCACGCTTTGACTTAACTGCTACTGAACTTCGTGGCGATTTCAATATCTTCGATGCTAATGACCGTGAAATCTTTGATACTAACTGGCGTTATCGCACCATATCAGGTGCCTATGACACCTTCTTTACTACAGTAACTGACCCACTTGGCAAGATAGGTAAGGCTGCTGGTCTTGCTCGTAAAGCCTTAGTTACACAACCAATGGGTGCCGTAGATGCAAATGCAGCACAATTAACTAAAGATTTATTCCTACCAAAGGCTATAAGAGGCGTAACAATTATCTCTCCTCAAACTTTGGCTGCAAAGATTAACGAAGGTCGAGATATTCAAGGCGGTTTAAACAACACTCTTGAGTGGTTTGCTGCTAATAACTCAAAAACTATTCGTAATCACCCAATGATTGCTGCATCTAACGATGCAGATACAATGTCATATTTGCTTGGTGAAGCAAAAACTGTAGATGATGTTGCAGATACATTGCTTGCTATTTCAAATAAAGATACAGAAGCAATGGTTCGTCTTGTTGATAAGCGTAAAGACTTAGCATTTGTAATGGATAAATTAAAGCCAGTATCTCAAGTAGATAAACAGATTGCTGATAACATACCAACCAATGGTATTGTTGAAGATGCAAACATACTTGATGCAGCAGATGCTTTAGTTAAACTTGCTGACCAAGACCCATATATTCAGTATTTAAATAAATTAACCTTAAAGGGTGCTGACTTAACTAAGCGAACCTTTGGTGCATCTATGGCTCAAAAGGGTGCAATCCGTGAGGCTGAGCGTAAGACAGCCCGTGCTTTGGGAGAACAACCTTCCCCAACTGCATACCCAACTATCGGAATTTTTCAACCAACTAAGTATCACCCAATGGTTGCAGTAGTTAACTTTGCTGAACGATGGGCAGGCGAGCGCCCTGCTGGTTGGTTTAATAACAATGATTCAGATTCATTTAATGAAATCAAAGCATTTGGTGGCATGTTGCGTAGGATTGTTGGCGACTCAGCAAATGTAAGTATTGCTGAACACTATGATTTGTTTATTAAAGCAGGAGATATTCCTGAGGCTCGTGGTCTTGTAGCAGAATCTTTTGAGGATTTGGCTGTTTTACAAGTTAACAAAGCCTTAGGTATTTCAGATGAAACCGCTGCTATTATTTGGAACGCCTATAAAGGTCGCCGTAAAGTTGCATTAGATTCACTTCGTGACCGTAAGTATTTAATGACTAATGATGATGTTATTCTTAAGATTCCTTATGCTGAGCGCCAAGGTATTAACGCTAAGCCAATGGTTGACCTTGAAAACTATGCCCGTGTTCTTACAGAGAACAAAGGTTTAATTCAGGCAATTGAAGGCAGCCAAGGCATTGTTGACCCAGATGTTAACCGTTATGTTATGGGCTTACTTAACGATGTGTGGAAGGCTTCTGTTCTTTTACGCCTTGGTTACACAGTGCGTAACACTGCCGAAGCAACTGCATCTATTCTTGCAAAAGGATATGGACTTGTTGCTGCTGCTGATGTAAACAAGGAAAGCATAAAGAATTGGTATGACAACCGCATCATTGGCATCGAAAGACTTACAGATAAGAACCTTGTTAAAAAAGGTGTGCGTGAAGATTCAGTAGCACTCCGTAATGAAATGACAAGAGTTCAATCAGAGCGTGCTCAAATTAACAGCCTTAATCAAGAAATTGATTCTCAGATGGAAGCCGTTGAACTTGCGTTTAAACGGGGTAAGTTAACACAAGAACAGGCTATTGAGTTTCTTGAGATTTCTTCTTATCGTTCAGGCGAGATTTTGCACCATGGTTCTCCATCAAGACTTACTTCTTTAAATCCTAACCGCCCATTGGCGATGACTTATTCTGATGATATAGCAAACCAGTATGCCGAAGCAGGCATAAAGGTTATTTCAGCATCTACTATTTACAAGCGCATTACTGGTCGTGCATACTCTATGCCTAAGAACCTTCGCAATCGTGAAGGCGAACTTATTAGAGAAGGTGGCGTTCGCAAGCCATCAAAGGCTATGCAGACTATTGCCTCAGATATGCGTGATGGTTTCCGTAACAGTATTGCCAAAGGCAATAGAGTTGAATTACTTAGCATACCTAGTGGCACATGGCGTGCAATTGACCCAGATACAGTTTCTCAAAAGATGTTACTTGAAGGACAATTCCGTATTGTTAAGCCAGGTAATCAAGGACAGGTTGTTACCTCTAGGGTATACGGCACACCTGTTGACCTACGCACATTTAGTGGTTCACGAGTTCGTTTAGGTTTAAACGATTACCCAGAACTTAAAGCACTTGGACTTGATATTCGTAAGCCAGACTCATGGAAGGGTAAAGAAAAAGAACTTCTTGAGTGGATGCGTGCCAATGGCGTAGGTAAATTAACACTTCCCGATACCAAGGCTAATGGTCGTGCAACAGTTCTTGTAGACCCTAAAATGGTTCAAACTGCTACACAAGACCCAGCAGCAGACCTTGCTCGTAAACGCATTGAAACTATCCGTAACACTGAGGCGCTTCGCAAGAACGAGTCTCGTATTATGGACATATTGCGTTCTACCATTGACAACCAAGGTGGAACATTTGGACTTCAAACAGGAGCCGTGCCCGTTGCTGGTTATTCAGTAGCCGTTCGTGGTGCCACTTGGCAACTACCACTAGATGATGCCATTGCTGATTCTGCTGCTGCTCGTGAGTCATTGATTCAGCACATTGAAGATAACCTAAATAAATTTGAAGGCGCTGACCACTTTGGAACATGGATTGCACCTAATGACAATGGCGTTCTAACCATTTGGGCTGAGCCTGTTAATGTTATTAAAGACCGTGCCAAAGCAGTTAAGACTGGCACCTCTCGTAACCAACAAGCAGTGGCAGACCTTGATAGAATTGCACAAGGCGATATGGACAATGCCTTTATTAACACAGGAGGAACAGGCGATGAAGGAGCAAGCGCAGGGTTTGCATTGGGTCAAGTCAGAAAAGCCAGTGCAGGAGATGTCACCAGCGGAGCGCAGAGCGTTCGCAGAGGATTTAGCAGACCAAGTTATAGCCAGAGCACTAGCGAACTCGCAGACCTCATCGCAGACGGTAAATACCCAGCCGATGGCATAGTTAACCTTGTTCGTGAATTAGCCGATAGAGGCGCACTAACTAAAGCAAAGCACGAAAATCTTATGCAACGACTTGATGCTCGCATTGTAGAAGAAAGTCGTTTAAACGCACCAAAGAAGCGTATTGGCACTGGAACATATACTCAAAAACTTTATGATGGAACTGTGATTGAACACCCAGATGCTGCAGCAGGTGAATTGGGAGATATTCTCATGCAGCGCACAGACAACGCTGACACCTATAGGTTAATGGCAGATGCTCCATCTCAATTATTTACTGCTCGTTATGGTGGTATGGAAGAAATCCGTTTGTCACCTAACGACCCACGATACTTTACTGGTTATGCCAACTATCTTAATAACCTATGGCGTTCACCAAACGAAAACAAGATTGACCCAATTATCCAAAAGTTTTTAGACAACGAAACTCCAGAACAAGTTGTTAGATGGCTACGCAAAACTGATGAAGGTAAAGCGTATTCAACTAAGATGAGTATTGATGATAGGGCTTTCAAGGTTCCAAGCGAGCGCCTTAATGTAGGCACAGATGCAGAGGACTTTGTAGGAAACTTGTATTCTGCTTATGCCCGTATGCTTCCAGATGTTGAAATTCAAGAAGCATTTAGAAATAACCTTATTGATGAAATGTATCTTCGCACACACTTTGCAGACCAACCAGCAATGCCAGACATTATTGGTAGCGTAATTCCTCAAGCGCCTGGAATCCAAGGTGCACCAGGAGCAGCACAGGCTTTTGTTCAAAAGGCTTTCTACTTCCTAGGTTCTTTGCCTGAAACAACACTTGCCCGTCACCCATTGGCTCGTGCTGTATATCGTGCAGAGATGAGACAGCGTGGAGACATTGCTCTTTCACTTAAGCGCTCACAACTTAATGACCCTAAGGCTGAACTTACCCTTGATGAAATTAATGCACTACGCAAAGATGCAGTAGAGGGCGCTCGTAGAGAAGTTAACAAGACTCTATTTACAATCATGCGTAAGTCATACGCTGGTGAAAAGATGCGTTATCTTATGCCGTTCTTTAACGCTTGGGAAAATACCATGCGCCGTTGGACTACTCTTGCAAAAGAAAACCCAGCAGCAATTGCAAGGGCTGGTCAGATTACTTCTTCTCTTAGCAATCAGAACAACTATGTTGACAAAGATGGTAACCCATCAAAAGAATTTAGTTACGATAGTAGATTAGTTTTGCCTATGCCAGAAACCTTTATGAAAACAATGGAGGCAGTTCCTGGCGGTAAAGGTTTGGCTGCTGCTATTCGTAGTGCTGGAAGCCAAGTAAGTATTCCTATTCGCTCACTTGATGTTATGTTCCAAGGTGAAGTGCATCCTGGATTTGGTCCAGTAGTTGCTATCCCTGCTCAGTATTTAGAAATTTTGCGCCCTGACTTGGAAGGAATCCTTAAGCAGGTTATTCCATTTGGAGCAGCAGAATCTCCAATTAAAACATTGTTACCACCTGCATTGCAGAAGGCTGCACAGTTGTGGTCAGGAACTCGTGATGGTTCATGGTCAAGAACATTTAATACCGTTTACCGTTATGAACTAATCAAGTATCGCCTAGGCGACCGTGATACTGAACCTACATTTAAAGAAATTAATGACCTTACAAATAACATGTATAAGGTTAAGGCTTTGTCTAACCTTGTGCTTCCATTTGCTGCACAGTATGACTCACCACTAGGTTGGTATACACAGCAATACCGTAAACTACAACAGACTTACGGTTCTCAAGCAGATGCTTTGTTCTTGCAAATGTATCCAGAAATGGGTGAGGCTACAATCTCAGCATCACTTAACAACACTGGAGTTGATGCTACACAGGCTGCAGTTGCTAATCTTAAAAAGTATAATGGTTTAATATCTAAAATTGGTAGCACTACACCTGAGATGATTGGCTTCCTAGTCAACGACCCAGATGGTAAGTATGACTTTAGCCAAGCAGCCTACCGATGGCAGATGCGTAACTCTCCAGTTCCTGGCTCAACCACAAACTTCCGTGGTCAGCGTGACCCTTCACTTCTTAAGCAAGATGCTCAAAAGAAAATGGGTTGGATTGATTACCGTAAGGCTATGGACTTCCTTGACCAGCAACTATTTGCACAAGGCTACACCTCATATTCAGAGCGTGGTGCCGAAGAACTTAATCTTGCTAAGCAAGCGTATACACAGCAGTTAGCAACTAACAATAAAGACTGGGCTGCTGACTTCTATAGCGTTGACAAAGGCAAATGGATTTACCGTATGCAAACCATTAACACGATTCTTCGTGACCCACAATGGATGCAAGATAACGGTAATAAACCAGTTGTTGGAGCCATCGCAACCTACTATGTAACTCGCACACAAATTGCAAGAGAACTTGCAAACCGTAAAGCAAGTGGTGCAAGTGGCACATTAACAGCAGCAGACAATGCAGACCTTGAGGGTTTGTGGAATCAAACAATTGCAACACTTAAGCAGGAGTCGTTAGAGTTCAGCAGTTTCTATAACCGCTTTCTTCAAAACGACCCAGTAACATTGGGATAGGACTATGACTAATAAAGAAAAAGAAGCATTAGTAAAAGCAGCGTTCCCAGGTATTGAAGGCATGGACCTTTCTGTTGCTATTGGTTTTGTAGAAGATAATGACACTGTTGCAACATATAAGAACCGTGTTAAACAACCACCAAAAGTTTTATCTGGTGCAGTTTTTTCACCAAAAGATATTCTTAAAGTTGCCCCAGCGGTTGTTAAGGGTGGTAAAACAGTTGCAGATTTAACCAAATCTATTTTTGCTAAAAAGACCGCAACCAAGGTTGCAGAAGAAACTGCAAAAGCGGGTAAGAAAAAAATTGTAACTAAAAAAAGAGTTGCAGGTCTTGTTGGCGCATCGGCAGCGGTTGGCACATACAATATGATTCAGTCAGGCAACACAGCAATAGACCCTAATGCCTCTGCTGCTGAACTACAGGCTCAAGATTCATTTGCTCAAGCCATTGCCAATGCTGATGCCCAAGGGGTAGATGTTACACAATTCCTACAAGGAACTACAGCCCAACAACTTGGCATAGGTGCAAATAACATTTCAGATTTTATGTCAGCCAGAGGGTATGTAAATCCACTAACTGGTTTAAACGGTATTGGTATCTTTACTGGAAAAGAAACACCAACTTCAACACCCCGCCGTAAATTTGGTGGAACAATTACTGGCAGCAAGTCAGAAATTGTTAGCCTTTCAGAGTGGAACAAAAGTTTCCCAGTAGATGCAGCAGGCATTGGTGCTGCTAAACAAAAGTTTGTTAGCGCTGGAGTTCTTGACCCAACTGCTGACCTAACTCAAGTTAAGGCTGCATGGGATAAATACGGACAGTTATCATTAGATTACTCTCGTGCTGGTAACAAGGTTAGCCCATGGCAACTACTTGATATTCAAAAAGGATTAACAGGCAGCGGTAGCCAAACTACTACTACTATTGATGATAGCCCTATGGCTAAGGCTGATATTACAACGATACTTAAGCGCCAACTAGGTGCATCTCTTGGTCTAGCAAACATTGATGATGAAACAATTAATAAGTTTATTAAAGATGTTCGCAAGAAAGAAGCAAAAAGCCCTACTAAATCAGTTCGCACAACTACTGGCAACACTACTAGAGTTAAAACAGTTCAAGGTTATGGTCAGTCAGATGTTCTAGCAGATGCCGAGGCTTATGCAAAGCAAGACCCACGATACGCAGAGTATCAAACAGCAGATGTGTTTGGTAATGCTCTGGTCAAAGCGTTAGGACTTAAATCGTAATGGCAATGGAATCTATTGGCGGTATCCTTTACAAAGACGGCAAGCCATTTACTGGTGAATTTGGTGGCAAGAAATACAAGTCTGGTCTTGTAGAGACAGATGCCCCTCCTATGGCAACTTGGATTATTACTGCATTAACAACTATTCCTGAACTTAATGCTGTATACCAAAAGGTTCGCAACTCTGACGGCTCATTTAAATATGATGCTGCAACTATTGCAACAATGATTAATGACACTGAGTGGTATCGTTTAAACGGACCAACAGTGGCTCAAAAACTTATTGACCGTATCAAAGGTGGCGAGAACGCATACCGTGAAGGTGTTAATGAATACCGCCAGATAGTTTCAAAGACTGCTACAGACCTTGGCTTAGATGCAACTGACCCAATGGTGTCTAATTACCTAGCAGCCTTAGGTGAAAACGCATACCTTCACAACTGGACTCCTTCACAACTTGAAGGTGTTATTACAAGTAACACTGAAATTGTTAAGAAGATTAAAGGTGGGCTTTACTCAGCACAGACTCAAGATGTTGCAGACTGGGCACAAACAATGGGTATGAATCTTACTGCTGGTGATAGAACAAACTACACCCAGCGCCTTATGGGTCTTACAGACAAAAACGGTGTTCGTGTCCGTTCATCTGTTGATGACATTAAAGCAGAGATTCGTAAGAACACTGCTACTAAGTATGGTGTCTTTGCAGACCAGATTAATGCAGGTGTAACCCTATGGGATTTAACTTCTAACTACCGCCAGAAGGCTGCAGAATTATTAGAGGTTGACCCTGATACTATTAAATGGGATGACCCATTGTTTAAAGATGGAAAGATTTTTCAATCTGTTGACCCTAAGGACCCAAGTAAAATTGTTGCTCGCCCATTATGGGAAGCAGACAAAATGATTAAAGCAGACCCAAGATGGCAGTTTACTAAAAACGCTGATGCAACTTATATGAATTATGGTAGAGCAATGCTAACTAAGTTTGGGATGGTGTCATAATGGCAGTGCCAGATAAAAAGAATCCCACTACTGCTGTTCGTGTAGAAAAAGGCGATACGCTTTCGCAGATTGCTAAAGATGCTGGTTTAACTCTTAAGGAAATCAGAGCACTTAATCCTGTGCTTATGAGCAACCCTAAGTATAAAGATGGCAATATGATTTGGTCTAACACCAAAATCAACATTGCTCCTCCTGCTCCTAAGGCTCCAGTAAAAACTCCAACACCTACCCCTACTCCTACACCAACCCCCACCCCTACTCCAACACCTACTCCAACACCTACTCCTACACCAGAGCCAGAACCAAAGCCAAAAGACCCAGACCCAAAGGTTCCAGACCCAACGGTGCCAGGTGTTGGCGCTAACACTGACCAAGGACCAGCAACTGGTGGCAAAGGCGACCCTAACCCAGCACCTACTCAGGTAGATGGCGGAGGAGCCACTGGCGGTATGCCAGGAGGCGCTACAGGATTCTCTGGTGGTTTTACTCAGGCTGACATTGATAAGGCTTTTGCAGCAGGTGAGGCAAAGGCAACCACAACTGAGGCAGATAATAAGTTTGCAGTTAAGGTTGCTGCTAAAGATAAGTTAATCAACTTGTTTAAGTCTCAAGGTATTGAAGATGAGGCATTTGCTACATTTATTAGTAATAACATTATGAACGATGTATCTGAGGCACAGACTCTTATTGAACTTTATGAGCAGCCAGCATACAAACTACGCTTTCCTGGTATGGCAAAACTTCGCACAAAGAACCGCACTATTACAGAGGCTCAATACATTGGACTTGAGAATCAAATAGTTGAAACCTTAAGGTTCTTTGACCTACCCCCTGGTTTTTATGATGACCGTGCAACCATGGGTAAGATGATTGAAAACGAAGTATCTCCAAAGGAAGTGCAAGACAGAGCACAAATGGCTCAAGACTTAGCCCGTGCTGCTGACCCAAATGTTCGTAATGCTCTTATGGATTTCTACAAGGTTGGTGAAGGTGCTATTACTGCATACTTCCTTAATGCTGATAAGGCTCTACCACTGCTACAGAAGTCTGCTAAGGCTGCTGAAATTGCAGGTATTGGTAAGACTTATGGATTTGCTGACTTCGGCATGGCGGAGGCTGAACAACTTGGAGTTCAGGATGCTTATGCTAAACTTAGCACATCAGATTTAACCAAAGCCTTTGGTCAAGCATCTCAACTTGCTGCAACTCAATCACGCCTTGCCTATCTTGAAAAAGATACATACTCAGATAGAGAATCATTAGAAGCCATATTAGAGGGCGACCAAAAAGCAATTATGGCATCTACGAAAAGAGCAAAGCGAGAACAAGCACGCTTCGGTGGCTCAAGCGGATTGAGTGCAACCTCACTTCGCACCAGTTCCAACATATAAAGAATCCCCAACCCTGACCGACTAGCCCAGGGGGGCGTAAAAGACTAGGAGCAATAGCCAGCATGGTTTCCCCGAATCATGGTGTGGATTGCGAATACAACAACTAACAAGGGAGATAGGTAGATGGCTACCAATTATGACGATGACGATTTCGATGAGGACTTTGAACCTCAGGATGTTGTCAAGCAATTACGCAGAGTAAATAAAACGCTAGAAAAGCGTTTGAAAGAACTCGAAGTAGAAGCAACAACTCTAAAGAATCAGACTCGTCAACGCACCGTAAAGGATGTGTTGACTGCAAAGGGTATTAACCCAAAGGTCGCAGCGTTCATACCTCAGGACTTAGATGCTTCGGAAGAAGCAGTTAATAACTGGCTTAATGAATATGGCGATGTATTCGGTGTTAACCAAGATGCCAAAGATGGCGAGAGCCAGGCATCAAAGGACCCAGCACTACAAGCGCAAAAAAGAATCAACGATGTTGTATCAACAGGCACTCCTCCAGGAGTAGATGAAGATTCAATGTCAAGGATTCTTAATGCTAAAAGTGCTGCAGAACTCAGCGCAATACTCGGTGTTTCAGTTCAATAACTCAAACTACCAATCACCAGGAGGTGAACCCACATGGCATACACAGATTCGTCAGCACTCGCTGGCTTAATCAAGCAAGCGTATGACCGCTATGTAGAGTTTGCGCTTCGTTCACAGCCACTGATTCGTTCAGTAGCCGACAAGCGCCCTGCTCAACAGGCAATGCCAGGTTCAAGTGTTGTATTCTCAATTTACAACGACTTGCTACCAGCAACAGCATCACTATCAGAAACAACTGACCCAGATGCAGTAGCACTGTCAGATGTAACAACTGTTTCTGTAACACTTAACGAGTATGGCAATGCATCACTTGTAACACGCAAGTTGCAACTATTCTCACTCTCAGATGTTGACCCTGCAGTTGCAGACATCATCGCTTACAACATGGCTGACTCACTAGACAGACTAGCCATGGATACTCTCCGCCAAGGAACAAATGTTATCTACGGTGGAACTCGCACATCAACAGCAACAATTACAGCAACTGACACAATCACTGCTGCTAATATCCGCCGTGCTGTTGCCAAACTTCGTTCAAACAAGGCTGTTCCTCGTGAAGGTTCCCTTTACTGGACAGGTATCCACCCAGAAGTTTCACACGACCTTCGTGCTGAAACTGGCGTTGGTGGCTGGAACGACATGCACAAATACGCAGAGACAGGCACAGGCAACTTCTGGGCTGGCTCAATCGGAACCTACGAAGGCGCTTTCTTTGTTGAAACACCTCGTATGTATCGTGGCGTAGATGGCGCAGATGCAACAAATCTTGCTACAACTGCCGTAACTGTTGCTGGAACATCAGCAGGAGTTACATTTGGTGTTGCTGCAACATCTGTTATTGCGTTGCAAGCAGAAGCAGGCGACAAGATTTCAGGCACAGGTATTGCCTCTGGTGCGAAGATTACATCTATCGTAACCTCAGGCAGCACCGCAACAATCACTGTAGACACAGCAAACACTGCTGCAGTTACAGCGACAACTGTTGTAACAGTAACTCCTGTTGCTGCTAACTACCGCACAATCGTTGCTGGAAAGCAAGCGCTTGCTGAGGCAGTTGCACAGGAGCCAAATGTTGTTATCGGACCAGTTACAGACAAGTTACTTCGTTTCCGACCAATCGGTTGGTATGGAGTTCTTGGCTTCTCTCGTTACCGTGAAGCAGCACTTTACCGCATTGAGACTGGTTCATCCATCTCTGCATAAAGTAATTGTAGTTGAGGGGGGCGGGCGAATCCCGCCTCTCTCTCTACATAAAATAACTGTATACACAATGTATATACAAAAGGAGGAGCCATGGCAGAGTATTTATTTGTAACACCAAGTGTTGAAGAAACACCTATGGGTTGGCATCGCCTCCTAGAGCGTTATTCAATCGCTCGTGGTGTAACAGTAATGATGATAAATGGCACTTATTCTTCTTATCGCTACCCTGCACAAACTCAAACTTTTGAAGCCACTGAGGTATACTTAGGTGGGCGTGAATATATTATTGACGAAGCAACTAAGAATCGTTTAACAAACCCAAGCATTGGTGGCAACTATGGAGACTACATTACCGAGTTATGATTGTTCAGTTAAAGGACATATCGGCAAAGTAGTAAAAGACGGATACGATTTAATAGACGGACAAATGTTTCCTAAGGTTGAGTTGTTTGGCTGCACCAAGTGCGATGCCACCTCAACAGAACCATGGTCAGACTGGGGTGTAGTAACCCCCAACTCAGACCACATTGATTCAGAATTTTGCCCATGCTTTGGGTGTAAGGCTAAGACTCTCCAACTATCCCCAGGAGATGCTGCAAGCAATAAGAATATGTCCCAGAAAAAATGGGATAAAGAATTAAACCTTTACAGAGATGCTCGTAAACAAGGAATACAACCAGCAGGAACCTCTACTAAGCAAGTGCAAAAAGCAATAGATGATTCAAACAAAGTAGGTAAAGCCTACGATGCAAACACTAATAGTTTTAAGGGGTAAACATGACTGCCATCGTAGGTATTCAGGGAAAAGGCTGGGCAGTAATTGCAGCAGATTCCATGACTACCTATGATGACAAACCTTACTATGCCAAGGGCATGGACAAGGCAGTGCGTAAGGGTGACTATGTGTTTGCCTTTGCAGGAGATGCCATTGCTGGCAACATAGCAGAGTTTTTATGGACTCCACCTAAACTTATTAAGACAATGCAACTTGATGCTTTTATGCAAGTCAAGGTGCTTCCATCTCTACGAGATGCAATGAAAGAACATGGTTATGAACCAGATGCGGTTAAAGACCCAAACGCTGGCTTTGATGCACTTATGTGTTTAAACGGTGTTATTTATGAAATTGACGAACAATACTTATGGTCACGAGATGACCGTGGACTTTACTCAGTAGGCAGTGGTGGGCAATTAGCACTAGGTGCATTAGCCACTGGCTTTAGTAAGAACTCTATTAAGGCAGCAGAGTTTGCTGCTCGTAGAGCAATTAAGATTTCTGCTGACTACTGTATAGGTGTCGGTGGAGATGTCAAAATAATCACACAAAAGGGGAATAACATGCCAGCAATGAAGAAGAAGGCAGCATCACCAGCAATGAAGAAGAAGGCTTATGCAATGGCTGAAAAGGCTGAATCAAGAACTGCAAAGGCTAAAGAATTAAAGAAGGGCATGTCAATGCTCAAGAAGAAGGCAATGTAACCATGTGCACACAATGTGGATGTGGGACTAACACCGTCAATGCAGACGACAACTTTGGAACAATTAACCCGTATGGCATCCCTGCCCCTGCGGTCAATAATCCGACTACTCTTGGTGGAAAGTAAAGAAAAAAATGACAGACCCTAGACTAAAGCGAGCAGGAGTGTCGGGCTTTAATAAGCCTAAGCGCACACCGAGCCATCCAACAAAGTCGCATGTAGTTGTGGCAAAGTCTGGTGACCAGGTTAAAACTATTCGCTTTGGTCAACAGGGTGTCAGTGGAGACAAGACTCCAACTGCAAGACAAAAATCATTTAAGGCTCGTCACGCTACAAACATTGCCAAAGGCAAAATGAGTGCAGCGTATTGGGCAGATAAGGTGAAATGGTAATGGCTAAAAAAGAAGTATGGGATAAACCAAACCCTAAGAAAAAATCTAAACCACTTTCACCTGCTGCAAAAGCATCAGCCAAGGCTGCTGCAAAAAAGGCTGGTAGAAAATATCCCAATCTTGTGGACAACATGAGAGCAGCACGAAAGAAGGCTAACTAATGGCTACAGGTTATGACGGCTCTACGCTCGTTGCTGAATTAAATAGGCTTGCCAATGAAGGCACCTACCCAGACCGCACTGTGTTCCTAGAAGCACCAGGAGCAGCAAATAAATGGGCAGGCACTAGCAATAAAGATTTATTAGGAGCGTTAAATTACAAGGCTAGTGAATCACGCCAACCAGATGAATACAAAGGTTTAAACGCAGTATGCAATGAACTTGCTGGCACAACTGGCAAATCGGCAGTATCAGCCTTAAGGAGCATTGACCTGTGAGCACACTTGAACAACTTACTGACCGTGTAGATACGCTTCTTCATGGTTACACCGTAAATATGGAATCAACTACATGGTTGACTGGTGCCATAACAACCACAACACAAACAACTATTTCTGTTAATGATGCCAATGTGGTAAGCCGTGGCTTTATCCAAATTGGCGATGAAATTATGTATGTTAACTCTACTAACAACATTGACAATATCCTCACACTTGCACCATGGGGTCGAGCACAGCGTGGCACTCTAGCGGTAACACATGACAATTCATCTAAGGTAATGGTATCTCCATTATTCCCACGCTTTGAAATTAAGCGTGCTATTAACGACACACTCAACTCAATGTATCCAAGCATATTTGCTATTGGTCAATATCAATTCCCATATATTGCTGCTCGCACAACTTACGATTTACCAGATGTGGTAGAAAATGTTTTATCTGTAACTCATCATGTTATTGGTCCATCTAAAGAGTGGTTACCAGTTCGTGCGTGGCAATTAGATAGAACAGCAAATCCAGGAGAGTGGGGCACTGGTGGTAACTTTGGAAAAACTCTTGGTATCTACTCAGCAGTAGTTCCAGGTCGCACAGTTAATGTGGCTTTTTCAAAGCGCCCAACGCTTTTTAACATTACAGCGTTGCCATCGGTTAACCAAGAATACTCAACAGTAACTGGCATGCCTGATTATTCAGAAGATGTAGTTATTTATGGCGCAGCCTTTCGTATGATTTCCTTCTTAGACCCATCACGCTTGGGTGCACTATCTGCGGAGGCAGATGTGCTTGATAACCAGCGTGGACCACGAAGTGGTGAGAACGCATCACGCTTCTTGTTCAATGTTTACAACACTCGTTTAAACGAAGTGGCGGAGAACCAACGCCGTCAATTCCCAATTCGTTCACACTACCAGAGATAAGGCAACCCCATGGCAGCAGGCGACCCAGGCGTATTAAAGCGGAATTTTTCCGCCACAGCAATTGAAACAACGCTAGTTAACTCTATTTCATCAGCAGCAACTGGCGATACAACCACAAGCGTTTCTGTTGTATCTGTTAGCGGTTTCCCATCTGTTCCATACACAATCATCCTTGGACCAGATACTAACAAAGAAGAAGTAGTTACAGTAACCGCTATTGCGGGAACTACTCTTACCATTGTTCGTGGTCAAGATGGAACCCAGGCTCAATCACATACCGCTGGCACATCTGTGCGCCATGGTGTATCTGGTCGTGACTTTAAAGAATCCCAAACTCACATTGCAGCCCGTGGTATTGATGCCGACTCAGGTATTCTTTCTAACGCTGGTCAAACACATGTGCACGGACTTGTAACTGGCGATGGTTCAGTAGTTGGTTCAGACCAGTTAGTAACACTTACTCGCAAAACTCTTACAACACCAGTCATCAACGGTGCTACTCTTAGTGGCACAGTAACCTCAACAGCATCTATTGTTGTCAGTGGTGCTGGAACAATCACTGGTCTTTCATCTGCTGGTATGTCCAGTTCATCTGCTGCACCTAAGTCTTATGTAGATGCAATCCTTGTTTTACAAGAAGCATCTGCTGCATCATCTGCTACTAGCGCATCTGCTGCTGCAACCTCAGCAACATCCGCTGCAGCCTCTGCTACCGCAGCAGCAACAAGTGCAACAAGCGCAGCAACTAGCGCTACAAGCGCTGCTGCATCTGCAACAACCGCTGCTGCTTCCGTGGCTACAATTTCTGCATCTGCAACAAGTGCTGCAAACTCGGCTACTGCTGCAGCCACAAGTGCAACTTCTGCTTCTGCTAGTGCTACCTCATCTGCTTCATCAGCAAGTGCTGCTGCAACAAGTGCAACCAGTGCTGCTGCTAGTGCAACTGCTGCTACTACCAGTGCCACATCTGCTGATGCTTCTGCAACGGCTGCTGCTACTAGCGCATCAAGTGCTGCAACAAGCGCTACGGCTGCTGCTACTTCGGCTACATCTGCTGCAGCAAGTGCAACAACGGCTGCTGCATCTGTTGCAACTATTTCTGCTAGTGCTACTGCTGCTGCATCATCTGAAACTGCCGCTGCTACATCAGCCACGAGCGCTGCAAACTCTGCAACTTCATCGGCTACATCTGCCTCTGCTGCAGCAACATCAGCATCAAGTGCTTTAACATCTCAAACAGCAGCAGCAACCTCGGCTACTAGCGCAGCAACAAGTGCTACTGCAGCAGCCACTTCTGCTACATCAGCAGCAGCATCTGCTACCGCTGCAGCAACTTCTGCTACTAGCGCTGCTACTTCTGCATCATCTGCCTTAACAAGCCAGACAGCAGCAGCCACATCTGCAGCCGATGCAGCAACAAGCGCATCGTCAGCAGCCACAACTTATGACAACTTTGATGACCGCTACCTTGGTGCTAAATCAGTCGCCCCAACAGTAGATAACGATGGCAACGCACTTATTGTAGGTGCA